GGCGCCGGTGCTTGCGTGTTGACTCCAATAGTCACGTCATCCGTAGACGTTAAGGCACTGTCGTTGGCGCCGAACCAAATCTCAAATGATTAACCCGTACTTACTCTACTGTTACATCTATCTGAGTCTATATCCTGGTAGCATGACATGCTCTTCACCATGTCTGCAAAACACAAAATTCCCTCCTTACCTATCGAAGGAATTTTTCGACAGCTTTTCTCCTGTGAATTTAACACAGTTAGAGCCTATACTAGACAAGGCCGAGAAAACGACCCAGTATATAGCAGGGCCACTACCAACTACCATTTGGTGTGCGTCCCGCAAAGTCTACCGTCATCTGTGGAACTTTGTAAATGAAGACGTAGGTCCTAGTTATCGACCTCCCGTCTTCACCAGACCAGAACGTTCACCCAAACCTGATTTATATAGTGACGTTATTTTTGCCTACAAGTACATTACTTACCAATGGAACGTCGGTTTTTCTGCGTCTGGAAATTGGTTGTACGAAAATACATACTCGCCGATCACCTACGGAGTATGTCCCGATGACCCTAATTTTTTCGACACCTATCTTTTCTACTTTGAAATCTGGGCTGCAATTGTCTTCCTTATCATTGTGGCCTGGTTTCTTTGGATAATCTATCATTTCCCATGGAGATATGTCTACTCTCTCATCCTCAAGATATTTTCCTCCAATCCCGTCCCATCTCAGACATATAGATCCCTTTTCAATGAAATGCAATTTCTCAAAATCAAACAGCAAGAGAATCACTCTCATCCCAAGTCAGCTGCTCAACGCAATGCTGATTCACTGTTTGCCACCAACTTTGCAATTCAAGCTGGTCTAAATCCATTTTATGTACAAATGGCTCGCGCTGATCAGAAGAAAGGTTACAATGGATCTCGTGAATACTACTGGACTAAGGATCTCAATGCCGAACCCGAACCACCAGTAGCACTCACCACGTCTGATATTGCCGTTATCGTCGACGTGGACCAATATATGGACATGCCCTACTTTCTTGCCTCAGTTCCTTGCCCTGTACTCATCGCCACATTTCAACCAACTACTGTGGCAGACACCTGCGGTGAATATGCATTCACCTTTGACTCTAAGTCTGAAGTCACTTACATGGTGTCTGGTAATGCTGTATACAAACACAAAGTCTGGAATTATAGTAGTGATACTATTCACTGCTACAACTACCTCTTTGGAATTCCTTACGCCTGTTCTGTATATGCAGTCGATAAACGTACAACAAGCAAGCACCATGATCTCATCATGCTATCACCTTTAGCTAGATGGGGTCTCATGTCCACTCTTGCCCATTGGTTATTTGGAGAAGGAAACCTCAAACAACTAAATCTTCTAAGAGGAACTCACAACTTCCTACAAGTCAAAACTAAGGACCACCTACTCACATCAGTAGGAGTGCCAGGCCAGTACGCCTGCGCCACAATGCCGACAACCCTCTACAACACTTTTGAGAATCTTGCAGCCACCACTAAGGCCGGGTTAACCCGCGCCGGCTTGGAAAGTCTGTTTCCCTCACCGGACACACCAGAAGAAAAATTAGCCAATTACACATCAGCCACTATTCTTCTTGACTATTTCAACAACAACCAACTTACTTACACTGCAAGTGAACTCGCCAATGCTGTCGTGCGCCGCTTAACAGCTGCTGTCCTTTCCCGCCCACCTATAGAACGGGTGTCCATAGTGGACTTCAACCCACCCACTTATCACAGATACCAGTATGGACAATACGACATGGATGCTAAACCCCTCTTAACCCCTTTCATGAGCCCACTCATCAACGGAGCTTACGCTCCAGACAAAACTCTAGGAAATGAACAACGCTGTGTTAAAGCTCGAGTCACAGACATTGCTTCTGATAAGCATATGACTCCGTTCTTAATAACTTGCATGAATGAATTCATCACAATGCTGATTCCCGAACCACACCACTTGGAACCAGTTGATCATGATGAAGTATCTCGCCGTCAGCCAACACCTTCCCAACAGCAGCTTTTAGAACAAGCTGATGAAACTCTCTACTTCAATCCCATACTCAAGACATTTGTAAAAGCAGAAGCATATCTTAAGCCTACAGATCCGCGCATGATATCAACTATCACGCCCAAACTTAAGGTCGAATACGCTCGCTACTGTTATGCTATGTCTGATTGGATAAAGAAATTACCCTGTTATGCTTTCTCCAAATCTCCCCATGAAGTTGATGAGGCTGTTGTACGTACCTGTTCTCTAAATAAGCCAGTTGCACCAACCGACTTTTCAAGATATGATGGTACCATCTCCCCTGCTGCTAGACAGTTTGAATCTGCTGTTTTACGAAGATCCTTCTCTCCACCACATCATGCCATGATCGATGAAATACACAAACTGCACTTTAATAATGTCGCCAGATGCACATTAGGAACCACTTATTCCCAGGGCTATGCTAGAGCCTCTGGAGGAGCTGACACGTCCTTATTCAATTCTCTCTTTAATATGTTTGCCAATTATGTAGGACATAGAATGACCCCCGGAGAGACAACCAAGTTTCGAACCCCTGAGGAAGCTTGGGCCTGGACAAACTATGGTCTCTATGGAGGAGACGATGGTTTGGCACCTAATGTTGATGTCGCATGCTACACTAGAGCTTGCACTGCTCTTGGACTCAACGTTAAAGCTTCTCTCATCAAAGTTGGAGAACCAGGTGTCAATTTTCTAGGCAGAATTTATGGACCAAGCGTTTGGACTGGAGATTTATCCAACTGTGCTGACTTACCTAGACAACTAGGTAAGTTACACGTGACACATCCACGACCAGGAGTCAGTAACAAGCAGATCCTGGTTGATAAACTCATTGGCTTTTATCACACTGACAGAAACACACCAGTATTAGGTCAGTTCGCCACCAAAGTGTTTGAACTTAATCAATCAGTTCTCAAGCCTAATTATGCAGAGACCAGTTACTATGCAAGCAATGCACATGCTAATGATCAGTTAGTTTTCAACAACCCTCCACGTGACTGGTACATGGAATATGCTCGAGAATCTCTCAAACACTTCAACTTCGATAAATTCAATGAATGGATCAATACGCGTGTTACCTTAGAAGAGTGCATGCAAGCACCAACTTTTGCTGAAATCCCCCCGGTGGAAATTCCCACCAATGTAGACTTGGTTATAGGACACGACATTGTCTCTACTGCCCCCAAGCCTGTTGCAAAAGTAGCTCAATCTAAGAAACCAGCACGTAGAAAACACAAGACCCCTGCAGCCAAAGCTGGAGTAAAACCAGTGCCGCCAGCTGGACGCTCTGGCCGCAGAGTCTTAGGAGTTAAGAGCAACTCCACATTATAAATGGCCGGGCCCTGGTAGTGGGCCCCACCATTTATCCCCCCTCATCATCCCCCCAATCGTTTCTTCATCGCTCAAAATTCATCACTTCATCTTCATTCCCGTATTGTTGTTACTTACAGTTTATGAACAAAGCAAAATCCGCAATCAAAAAGGTCAAGAAAATACAGAGCAAAGTAGACAAAGTAGTCTCGAAAGTTAACAAGATCCATAATGTCATCACTCATCCAGCCGAAAGCCTTGGAGGAGTTGTTGGATCCAAACTCGGTTCAAGGACCAAAGGTAGGAAAGTCGGCAAGTTCGTCGGCAACATCTTTGGTACCGGAGATTACACTGTGGTATCTAACACGCTCGCAACTAAGTCGATTGTATCAGATGGAAATGTTCCTCAGTTTACATCTGCTTCCCGAGGAATTAGAATTAAACATAGAGAGTATCTTGGAGATATTGTCGCTTCACCCACCGCTGGAGCATTCACCATTAATAAATATGCTATCAACCCAGGATTATTCGCCAGCTTCCCTTGGTTATGCTCTATTGCATCTCAATTTGATCAGTGGAGACCAAATGGAATCGTTGTCTGCGTTAATTCGTTGTCCTCTTCTTACTCTGGAACATCGTCACTTGGTACTGTCGTGGTTGCTACTGATTATGATGTCCTTGACCCTCCATATATTAACAAAGTCGAAATGGAAAACTCGGAATTTGCCACCTCTGGAAATACAGCAACAAGTCTCATCCATCCTATTGAGTGCAAAACGTCTGAACGAGCACAACGAATATTCAACACCCGTACTGCCGCCGTTCCCTCAAATGACAATATTCGATTTTATGACTTTTGCAATGTCTATGTCGCTACAGCAGGATGTACTTCTAACCAAGTTGTTGGTGAGCTCTGGATCTCTTATGATATTACGTTCCTCAAGCCGCAGTTGGCTGGAGGACTGCTCGGCAGATCATTACTTTCTTATTATGCAGAAGGTACTACTGGAATTACGACTGCCAATCCGCTCGCAGCCTCTAATCTTACTGTCAATCCCAACTCCAACATATCACCAACTTTCAACCTTACAGACATCACGTTCCCCGCTAACCTCACTTCATCAACTTTTCTTGTCTCTATCATCTGGACAGCCGCGCCAGGCACTCCCGCTACATCCGTTACCTACACATCAGGATGTGTCGCCGGCCCTCAGGTAAATCCAGGAACTGGTTCCCTAATCTACACTCTCACTGGAACCGGCTCATGCATGACACAATTCACTGTGAGATTACATGGCAACTACACAACAGTACAGACCGTCACACTCAATGGAGTCAACCTCACTGGTTGCACTTATGTAGCTATCAACATGCAACAAATCAATCCCGACATCTAAATTTGAGCAAACATCAACACTCCG